AAAAGCCGAGCCCTTGGCGCGGTACTGGTAGTGCGGGTTGCCGGGGAAGACGGTGCCGGTGTCCGCGCCGAGCACCACGTAATTGTTCAGGTCTCCGTTCTGCGACTGCACCAAGATGTGATAGGTGTTCCCGTTCGTCAGCCCGGTGGCGGGCAGTGGAACGGAGAGGCAGGTCATCATCGTGATGTCCATCGTGATGTACGAGGAGCCCAAAATGCCGTAGTAGCGCCACACGCCTGCTTCCACGCTCGCCAGGGCGAAGAAGATGCCGCCCGCTGGCACGCTCTCGCTCTGCCAGGCGATATCCGGCCCGGTGGAGCTGACCGCGAGCGTCATCTGCCGGGCGGCGGCGTTGATCACCAGGCCGTAGTTCCCGGCGATCATGGCGGGAAGCGCGTCCACGGCCGCCGCAGCGACGGGTAGCGAAGGCCCGGCGAGCCAAGCCCCCACGGTGCCGTCCGGGTGAATCGGCGCATACCACACGTTGGCGAGGGTCGAGCCGTTGAAGCCGCCCACGATGAAGATGAAGCCGTTGCACGCCGCGCAGAAGGAGAAGCCGTTCGAGGCGGCGAGAGGCAGGAGGGAACTCGTGTTCCAAGCGCCGATCTGCCCGTTGGTCACCTGCGCGTAGTACACGTTCTGGCCCTGGCTGTTGGACCCCTGGGTGCCCGCCAAGGCGTAGATGTAGCCGTTCCACGCGGCCATCATGTGGAACTGCATGTTAACTGGCAGACTGCTCTGCGTGGACCAGGAGCCGATCTGCCCGGTCACCGGGTCGAAACTCGCCGCGTACACCGCGTTGGTGATGCTGCCGAAGACCTGCGAGCCGCCGGTGACCACCAAGGTGCAGCTGCCGCTCGCAGGGTCCTGCGAGACGACTACCGCGCCGGAACCGTCATGCGGCGCGGGGAGCTGCGGCTGCGGGATGGCGCCGAACAGGTTTCCCGCTGTGTCGTAGTTGATGGTGTACACGTCGCTGTAGAAGGTGGTGCCGCCGTTGGTGCCGCCCAGCTGGATGAAGTAGTCACCGAAGTACGTGGACATCGGGCCGTTTGCCGGGCCGCCGGTACCGGAGGTGGGGTACGGCCAGCCCGTTGTCACGGCGAAGTTCATGAAGAACCTGTTGAACTGCGCCACGGCCAGCGGGTTGTTGGTGTACACCGGGGCGACCTGCGCGGCAGACGGACTACCCACACCCCTGAAGGAGGTCGCCTTCACGGCGGAGAGCTGCTGAATCCAATTGGCAGGGACCTTGGTCTGCGTGATCACCGTCCCTGGCGTGCCCGAGGAGTCATTGCACAGGGAGACCACCAGGTCGCAGGCGTTGCCAGTCATCATCATCGGGATAGAGACCCGGCCGATGCTGGTTCCGCTCATCGTGAAGGGCTGGTCTAGGTCGTACTGGTTGGACGTGAAGCCGATCAGGCCGCCGCCACTGCCGAACGGCGTCAAGATCTGGTTGCCCTGGTACACCATGGTCATAGGGTGCGTGCCCAGGAACTGGTTGATCTGTGCGCTGCCATCCACTGCGCCCGTGTCACCGAGCAGGCCGCTGCGGGCGGCGGACCAGGCCGGAGTTGCCACACTGGCTCCTTACGTGATGGAGGTCAACAACGTCCCGCTGTAGTTGAACGTACGCACCGACTGCTGGTAGCTGGAGTTCTGCGCAACGGCGTACTCCGACAGCGAGGAGATCGTGCCGTTGGCGTTGTAGGCGAAGGTGCACCAGCGTGCGCCAGAGTCGTCGTACGTGTGCAGGAGGTTGCCGCTGTTCCCGGAGAACACGTTGTACAGGAACCCGTACGCCTGCGCCGCCCACGTGGAGCCGTTCGCGCTCGTCGAAGCCCCGGACACCTGGTTGCTCTTAGACCAAGTGTAGAAGTTGGACACGTCACCGACCGCGTTGATCACGATCCAGTAGGTTGTCGCGTTCACCAGGCTCGCCGGGAGCGGGATGCTGATCGAAGCGGCGGAACCGCTCAGAAAACCGGGCGGCAGCGCGGTGGAGGCCAGGGCCGTGCCGGAAGGTGCGCTGCCGGAGTTTGTCTGAATGGAGATCGTGGCCGGTGCCGGGGTGCCGGTCACGGCCAGCGTGAGGGCGACGCGGGCAGCCGCGTACGTGGAGCTGGCGGCAAAGCTCTGCGCCAGGTACAGGCCGTTGCTGTTCGTGCCGCCCGAACCGGCCGTCGTCTGCGCGTTCTGGCTCGTGCCCGTGTAGGCGAGCGTGGAGGCGTGCGTCCCGAGGAACTGGTTAATCTGCCCGGCGAGCGTAGACTGCCCGGCGGTGGCGCCGTTCCAGTTTGGCGTGGCCACGGTGCCTCCTACGGGCCGAAGGTGAAGCTGACCTCAAGGATCAGCGTATTGGTGGTAGGCACGCTCACCGTGGGCGAGAAGGACCAGTGGTCCAGCATGCTGCCGGAGTTCGCGGTGGAGGTGGCGTTGGCGAACACCCCTGCTTCGGCCACCGTCCAGGTGCTGGCCGGGTTGGGGAAGTAGAACAGCCACGTGGTCATCGCCGCAATCGTGGAGGATGCCGGGGTGGCGCCGGTACCCGAGACCACCACGCGGCCCAGCTCCGTCTGCAGTTGCGTGTCAGCCTTGGCCACAGCGCCGGTACCGCTGCCCACAGCGCCGTAGAGGGGCGTGAGGTAGGTGGGGGCGAGGATGCCCAGGTTGCTGGCCTGGTCCTGAATGCCGGACCAGGCCAGGGCTGCGGCAATCGCCGTATACCCGGTGGTGCACACCACGTTTTCACCGGCACGCTCATCCACCACGGTGCCGTCAGGTGCCAGCACCTTCAGGGCCAGGCGCCCCTTGAACGGGATGGAGTCAGCTCCACGTACCCGCACTCCACACCCCCTGGTCCCACGTGATGTTGGTCTGCGAGGCAGCGAAGGCAGTATCCCCCATGGTGGCCGTCTCATCGGCCTCGGCAACGGCGCTCAGCGGCACCGTGAGCGCCGTGGCGCTGCTGCCGGTGTTGCCCTGGCCATTCTGGTTGTAGATGGTCGAGAGAACGTCCACCAGGGTGTACGGACGCAGCACGCCGGGCAAGGCGCCTCCTTAGATCCGCACCCCGCTCAGGTTCATTGTCCGGTAGCCGCCGCTACCGAAGGTGACCTGATTCGAGATGCACAGGAACGTGTCGTTGATGCCCCAGTTGTTGCTGTTCTGGGTGTCGTTCACCAGGGTAGATGCGAACTGGAAGGTTTCGCCAGCGCGCACCCACCCCAAGAAGTCCTCCGTGGTGGTGCACGTAAGCCGCTCAGCGGCGAAGGCATACTCCGTGCGCTCGCGCTGCGCCCGGGAGACCGCCATGGAGGAAGTGATCAGCGAGGTGTCCTGGATGTACTCGGTAAGCACCGCGCCGTACTGCACCTGCGAAGGAGTGTCGTTCGCCTGGGCGACAATCGGGATCTGGTAGTTGTACCAGATCTTGATGATGGCCCCGGCGGCAGGCGTGGTGGCGGAGACCAGTGACCATACGCCGATGGCGTTCTGCTGAATGGACCATCCGGTGCTCGGTGCCGTCGCACCGGCGTTCACCACTGTGACCGAGGTGGAGACCCCGTTGACCGTGAGCGCGGGAGAGCCGGTTACCGTGTAGCGCATCTGCCAGGCGTTCTGAGTGCCGTCCGCGCGCCAGGTGTCGGTGGGTGCGCCCGCCAGCGAGGTGATCACCGTCTGGTTGGCGCCCTGCACGATGATCCTGTTCCTGATGGTCGTGCCGTCGAACTCATACCCGAAGGAGCCGCCCAGGGCGATGTGCGCCTCCGTCTGCGAACCGGCCACGCCGGTGGCCGTGGTGGTCAGGGTGACCCCGGAGCTGAGTGCCGTGCTGGAGTCGAAGAAGTGCAGCGCCTTGTTCTGGTCCACATACCAGCCGTACGGCGTGCTGCTGCTGGCCAGCTGGGCCAGAGTGCGCCAGGCGTCCGAGAGCTTCACCCAGTTGAAGTTCACCTGGGTGATCACCGGCGCCGGTGCCACAAAACCCCCGGCCGAAGTCGAGGCCGCAGTGATGCCGCAGTTGGCCTGCTGCGTGAGGATGATGGCGATCTGGTCGATGGAAAGGCCGTTGAATACACCCTGCACAATGGCGTTATCCGCAAAGAAGGTGTAGTCCGTGCACTGGAGCGTCCACTCGTTGCGGTTCGGCCCGTCCACAACCAGCGTCGGGTCGTTGACCACCCCGGCGAACAACGTACTGCTCAGGTTGTTGTCCACCAGGGCGATCTGCGAAAGGACCGGGATACAGAAGTGCGGGTGCGGCTGGCCCTGCCAGTCGTCCGTCAACGGGATGGTGGCGGTATCGCCCTGGCGCCCGAAGTTCTGCGTCACGGACATCTGCTGGTACGCGCCGGTGTAGGTAAGGTTGTTGGTGTAGTTGGTGGGCGAGCCGCCCGGTGGGGTGATCGTGAGCGTGAGGTGGGGCTGCGGGGTAAGGCCAGGCATGTGCCCCTCCTTACATGGCCACGCGCAGGCCGCCGGAAGGCAGCGTGCGGGTTGCCAGAGCGCGCCCCAGCTTGTTGACCAGGGTGTCCATGTCCCGCTCGGTCATAACCTGGCTCCCGCGCAGGTCCACGTACACGTTGCCGCCACCGCCGTGGCCACCACTGGTGACCGGCAGCGGAGCCGTGCCCACGCCACTCTGGAGGGTAGCGGTGATGCCGCCCAGCTGTGCCTCCAGGGCAGGCATCTCGGCCTTCATGCCCTTCATGAGGCCCTGCATGATCTCGTGCCCGTGTGGGGTAAGCAGCACGGCGTCCACCTCGATCGGCCCCTTGAGGTTGGAGATCCAGTTCCCGATGCTGCCAATCCAGCCGGTCATGCTGTTCCACATATCCTTCATGCCGCTCCACAGGCCACTGAGGATCGACCTGCCCACGTTGTACAGCAGGCTGCCCATGTCGCCGATGGCGCCCAGCACCCGCCCGCCCAGCCCGCTGAGCCAGCTGAGGGCCTCGGCAACCTTGTCGATGATCGCCTGCTTGGCCCGCTGGAACCAGTCGTAGAACTTGCCCGGCAAGCTGCCGAACCAGTTGAGTACCGCTTCCACCCCGTGCACGAAGTCCATCGTGTACTGCACGATGTCATGCCAGTACTTGGTGACCAGCGCCACCGCCAGCCCGATGGGGCCGCCGATGATAGCGATGATCAGCCGCCAGTGCCCCTTAATCCAGTCCACCACGTCGCTGATGATCTGGGTGATGTCCTGCCACAGGCCGATCCAGAAGTCCCGGAACGCCTTGCAGTGCGTCCACAGGTAGACGAACCCGGCCACCAGCGCGGCGATGGCGATGATGATCAGCATGATCGGGTTGGCGTCCATCGCGACGTTCAGCAGCCACTGCGCCGCCGTCGCGGCCTTCTCGGCGACGGTCGTCGCGATCAGCTGAATCTTGTCGAGCATCCATGCCCCCGCCGCCCGCATTGCCGATGCGGCCGAGGTGAGCAGGCTGCGAGAGAATTCCAGCGTGGCAATGGCGGCGGTGCGCGCCGCACCGGCTGCCGCCGAGAGGCCGGTGGTGATCGCGTCCCAGGCGGAGGAGGCCCCCGAAGCAATCGCGGAGCCCATACTGGTGGCGACGTCCCCGATAGCGCTGGCGGCGCTGCTCGCGCCGTCCGCCATGGAGGACCAGGGGATCTTGCCTACCCACCCGCCCACAGCCTTGGCGCCGTCGCCAAGCTTGCCGAACACGGTGACCACGGCGCTACCCGCACCGTGAACCGCGTTGAACGCCTTCACGCCCAGGTTGATGGTGCCCACCAGCGTGGCGAACCCGGCCAGTGAACCCAGGATGACGGCCGCGAGGTGCTGGTGCCCCTCCGCCCACTTGGCGACGGGCGTCACGAGCTTGCCCACCTCGTCGGCGATCTTCGTGACCGCAGGCAGCAGGCCCATGCCAATGGCGATGCCCGTAGACTCCACCGACTGCTTGGCCACGGCCATCTTCTGGTTGAAGGTCGCCTGGATCTTGCTCCAGTTGTCCACGTCCTTGGACTTGCTGTGCAGTGCCTCGCCGACTGTGTTGGTCGCGTCCTTGAAGTACGCCATGTGGTCGCCGGTGAGCATGAGCGCGGTGTTCAGGCCGGTGCTGCCGCCCATCAGGGTGGCCAGCGCCTGGTTGAAGTTCTCCGCATCCGGCTTGCCGGACTTGAGCAGCTGGTTGAACGAGTCGGCGTTCTTCACCAGCTGGAGGAACTGCTTGCCCAGGTTCTGCTGACCGGCGGGCAGTGCCTTGATGGCCTTGTTCCACTCCGCCGCCGTGACCGTGCCGTTCTCCAGGCCCGTGGCCAGTTTCTGCAAGCCGGTAGGCAGCTTCTGCATGGCGACCGAAAGGTTGGCCGCCGCCATCTTGGAGTTCTTGAGCGTGTCGATGAAGATGTTCCCGTTGTGCGTGTGGCTGGCCAGCGCCTGCGTGAACATATCCAGGGTGCCGGTCAGGCCGCGCTTGCCCAGGTTGTTGGCAACGTCGTTCGCGTTGATCCCGAGGCCCTGCATCTCTGCGATGGCCTGGTTGTTCGGCTTCTGCAAGTTGAGGATGGAGTTGGCCAGGTCGTTGGTGGCACGGTCAGCGGTGAAGCCCTGCGCGGTCATCGTGGCGATGGCGCCGCCCACCTGGTCAAAGCTGATGCCCGCGCTGGCGGCCTGCGCGGTCACGCTGGCCATGGAGCCAGCCAAGTCCTGCAAGCGCATGTCGCCCGCGCCCGTGGTGGCGATCAGCGCGTTCATCATGCCGACAGTGGTATAGCCCTTACCCTCGTACGCGGTAAGAGAGCCCACCAGAGCCTTGGTGGTGGTGTCCAGGTCGGCGCCACCCACCTTGGCGCCCTGGGCGGCCACCTGGAGTTCATTGATGGCAACCTGGGCGCGCTGCGCGGGGGGCAGTACGTGGTCGATAGAGGACTCGATGTGGTACATACCGTTCACGATGTCCGTGGACGAAGTACCCGTGGTGGCGGCGATGTTGAGCATCGCGCCCTGCACCTTCTGGAGCTGCCCCTGCGACTCACCGGCGTCCGTGACCAGGTGCTCGCTCGCATCCTGGAAGTTACCGGCCGCCTTGATCATCAGCCCACCGGCAATGTCCAGCCCCAGGCCGAACTTGCCCACCGTGCTGGCTGCGCTGGCAAGCTTCTCGCCGGAAGACTTGCCCTTGTTGCCCAGCTCCTCCGCAGTACCGGCAGCCACTGCCTGCTTCTTGGACAGGGTGTCGGCAATGCCAGCCTGCATGGCCTCGGCATCCTGGAGTTCCTTGGTGGCCCTGGCTGCCGTGCGCTGAGCGGCGGTCATCTGGTCGGAGGCCGCCACCACCTTCAGCTTCGCGTTGGCGTCGGCATCGTCCGCCTTGGCTGCCGCCGCCTGCGCGTCAAGCAGTTCCTTCTCTGCCTGCGCCAGCACCCTGGTGGCGTCGGCCTGCTTCATCTGGGCGGCCTCCACGCGGGCGGACGCCAGGCCCATGGCGTCCGCCCCCGAGGCCGTCTGCAGCAAGCTCTCGTCGATCACCTTGCTGGACTCGACCGCCACGTCGGCGGCGCGCTTCATGGAGGTGCCGAACTTGTCGAGCTGCCCGTTGACCTGCTCCCATACCTCCGCGCCCTTCTGGCGGGATTCAAGGATGGCCAGTGTGGTAAAGGACTCAATGCCCACGGTGCTGCTGCCTCCTTCGCTGAGCGTCTTCCTCACGGCAGATCAGCTGGACGTAGAGGATGTAGTCCTCCACCTCGCGCCAGGGCCGTTCGTAGAGCGGCCTGGGGTCCAGGCGCTGCCCTAGGCGCTCCCAGAGCTGGTGCTCGATAGAGAACTTGACGAGCGAAGGCGGCCCGCTACCGGAGCCGCCTCTAATCGCGTTCGTCGCCTCCACCAGGAAACTGGCGCCGCTCCCCGGCTGCCTCTACGGCATCCTTGGGCGGGCTGGCGATATCGTCCACGATCACCCACAGCCGGTCGAACTCATCTCCGGGCAGGCGCTTCACGCTGTCCAGGTTGACCGGCCACACGCCCCGCTCGTCATCCAGGTTCCATTCCTGGATGTGCGCCAGCACCATCAGCTGCCGGTAGCGGGTCACGTCGGGGCGCAGCTCCTGCGTGCCGTTGGAGATGAACATGCGGGACAGTGCCCGCTCCGCCTCCTCGCGCTCGCGGTAGGAGATGTGCTCCTTGAGCAGGACGTAGTACCCCAGGTCCGGCGGGCCGATGTCCACGCGGCGCGTGCCCGCGTAGGCGTCGAGAAAGGGCATGTGCGGCTCCTTAGTAGGGCAGGTACTGGCCGTTGGTGATGGTGGCCAGGATGGTGAACTGGGTGTTGCCGGTCAGCGGACGGCTGGCCTCGTAGGTCATGGTGGACATGACCACGTCGTCCACCTTCAGGTCGTTGGCGAACTTGGAGAGCACGATCTGCGGCTGGAAGATGGTGATCGTCCCGCCGGAGGCCGGGTGCACCAGGGAGAAGAGGTACTGCCCCAGCGTGCCGTTGGCCATCCGGTTGAAGTCCCCGTACGTGGCGTCGTTCAGGGAGTCGAACACCACGTCGATGGAGCCGGTGGTGTGCAGCGTGACCGGCGTCAAGAAGCTCGGCCCGTGCTGCCCGGAGTAGGTGTACGTCTCCTTGATGCCGTTCTCGATGGTCACCGAGCTGTTGGTCACGTCGGTGCGGCTGGTGCCGTACACCATCAGCGCCGCCTCGGAGAACACGTAGGGCAGTTCGTTGGCCACAGAGATGGCCGTGGGGCTGTTGAGCACCGCCACGGACTGGCCCATCAGGTCCGCGCTGATCTCCACCGGGCTGTTGCCCACCGGGGCCTTCAGCTCGAACTTGTTCACCCTGCACCCGGCGAACTGGAGCGACTGGAAGCTGCCGATGTTCTTCTCCACCGTGAGCGAAGGCAGGGTGATGCCCTCGGTGACGGTGTGGGTGTACGGCGTGGTGACCAGCAGCACCTGCGCGCCGCTGGCGTGGTTGTAGGTGGCAGCAGCGTCGAGCGTCAGCGTGTTGGTGGCCACGTTGGTGACCTTGCGCACCTCGGAGGTGGTGGTGCCGCTGACGCTGTTCACGTCGATCTGGACGAAGCTGCCGGTGACGATGCCCGCAGCCGAGGTGACGGTCACCGTGGTGGTGGGGGCGGTCACCACGCCGTTGAGCGTGGTGGTGGCCTGGGTGGTGATGGCCACACCGGTCGCGTGCGGGTAGAACAGGGCGTCGGCCATCGTGATGACGGAACCGGCCACGTTGGAGATCTTGCGGACCTCCTGCAAGGCGCCCACGTCCACCGTGACCTGCTGCCCAATAGCGAAGCCGGTGGGGCTGGCCACGGTGAGGCTGGTGGCCCCGGCGGTCAGGGTGCCGTTCAGGGTGGTGGAGGTGGGGGCGGCGTACGTGCCGGTGACCCCGTAGCCCACGGCGGCGTCCGGGCCGATGGAGCAGACCATCAGCTCCATGGCGTTGGAGGGGAAGATCGGCCCGGCCACTGCGCCGTTGAACTTCGCCTCGCCGTACAGGTTGTAGATCTGCTTGTCGCGCACGCCCTGCATGAGCGCAGGCGCGAACCAGCCCGGGTCCTCCTCCAGGGTGTTGCTGAGCATGGGGAGGAAGGCATTGGCCGTCACCGGCGTGCCGAACGTGGTCTCCACGGCCAGGCCGGTGGCCGAGCGGGAGCCGTACTTCTCAAGGAAAGTGGGGTAAGGCACAGACCTCCTAGGCGGTCACGGTGTCGTCGGGGGCCTGCGCGGCAGGCTTCTCCTGCTTGGGTGCGCCCTTACGCGGCGCCGGGGCAGAGGGCTGCTCCTCTTCCTTCTCAGGCTCAGGCTCAGCGGACTGCACGTCGCCGCGCGCCAGATAGCCCTCGGCGTCCGCATCGGGCACGTCGAACTCCTCGCCGGGCTTAACCTCGCGGCCCAGCTGGATGAATGTGACCGGCATGGCGCCGGTGTAGCGCACCTTCACGGGGTGCCCCCAATCTCTTCGCGCATGATCCGCGTGTACGTTGCCTGGAGGTACGGGCGCATCTCCTGCATGGCGCGGCGGTTGAACGGGTTGGCCTTGGTGCCCGGGTGGTTCACGTGCGCGCTAGAGCCGCGCGGACCCACGAAGACATCCCCTCCGGAGCGGCCCTTGAAGTGCAGGTACCGCGCGGCCACGGGGTAGATCGCGTGGGGGCGGGTGCCCTCAATCACGTACCTGGCGTACGGCGTGTAGGCGTTGAAGGTGATGCTCACGCTGGCGCCCGTGGTGGTGCGCTGGTAGCGGATGGAGTCACGCAGGCGCCCGGCGCGCGGCCCCTGGCCCACGGGGGCGTTGGCCTTCAGGGCTGTACGCACGGCGGGGCCTACCTCGTCCGCCCACTTGACCGCCGCCCGCAGCCACACGAACTGCTTGCGCGGCGGCACGCTGCCGGTCAGGGAAACGCTCACGCTCATGCCTGCACCGCCTCGTAGATGTCCAGGCCCAGGCGGGCGGTGTAGTAGAGCATCCGCAGGGTGCTGGGCGTGCGCTCAGGTGGGTACTCCAGTTCGAAGTCCTCGCCTATCGATAGGATCTGCGAGTACGTCTGCGTGGGCAGTGGGTTGGAGGTGGGGTTGCCCTGCGAGTCGATGAAGATCGGCATCGTGGTCTGCCATGTCTGGGCCAGTACCGCGTCAATGATCAGCGGGAAGTCCTGGTCCACGTCGGTGGCGGGCTGGTCGGGGTTCATCTCGTAGACCAGGTACACGTCCACCGTCCAGTCCAGCCGCTTGAAGCCGGAGTGGCCGATCTGGTTGGCCGCCGGGGTGCCTGCACGCGGCATCGTCTGCCTGCGGCCCCGCATGCGCCCGCCCCACACGTACGCCTTGGGGGCATCCAGGCTGTCCACCACCGGCGGCGTGACAAACGCCTCCAGCGCTGGGATGCCGTCTTGCACCACCAGGCCGTCCAGCAGCCCCTTGACGTACTGCTGCACGCTGTTCAGGGGCATGGGCTACCAGACCTTCGGCGCGTTGACGGTACGGCGGCGGACCTTCTTCACGCCGACGCGCACGTCCTTGGCCTTCTTGCTGCGGGTGGTCTTGGTCTTGCTGCGAGTGCTGCGCGTAGCGCCGCGCCGAACCATTGCCGCCTCCTAAACCGTGCGCCGGTACGGGCCGAGGATGACCTCGTACTGCTGGGAAAGCTCTGCCACGCCGTGCCCGCCCACGGTGGCCGCGCCGCTGACCGACTGGATGGTGATGGCGTCGATACCGGACTCCAGCGCCTGCGTGGCGGCGGCGAGTACCGTCGCCCAGATCACGTCCTGCGGCAGCGCGGAGAACACCGTGCCCACCGCGTGGGCGTTGAGCAGCGGGGAACTCAGGGTCAGCGTGCCCGGCCCCGCCTGTACCGAGGTGCTGCTGATCGGCAGCACCACCGGGCTGGTGGCCGAGGCCGAGGAGACCATGGCCGTCTCGCTCTCCTCGCCGTCGTACACGAAGGCCGAAGCCCCCGTGAACGCCGTCACGTCGTCCACCTGCACCGTGGTGGCACCGGCGACGGCGGCGGCAGTGAGGGAGGTGTGCGCCCAGCCGTTCAGGTAGCTGATGGCGATGCGGTACCCGTTGCGCCCCATGCTCCAGTTGACGTACCCCGGCGCCACCAGCACCGCCTGCCCGCCGTCACCGGCGGCAGAGGGCGTAGTGGAGCCGTACACCCCGATGATGGGGTGCTCCACGTCGTAGTAGCCGTTGGGCAGTACCGACCACTGCCTGGGGAATGCAGCGTTGGGCGAGACCGATACGGCCAGCACCTGGAGCACCGGCCAGCGCTGGAGCACGATGCGCGCATTGCCCGTGGCCTGCTGCACGGTGACTCGGTAGTCCGGGCCGTTGTAGTACTCCGTATCAGCCGTGGCACGCAGCACCTGGTTGCAGTAGTTGTCCACGATCCCCGTGGCCCGCCAGCAGATGTTGGTCTGCTCCGCCAGCTGCTGCGGCGTACTGGCCTTGGGGAATGGGATGATGCTCCACGAGATGCCGGTAGGCGCATTGGTCAGCATGCTCGGGGTGATGTACGGAGTGGGCACTAGCCCTCCTTCGGCATGCAGTGGGAGCACAGCCAGGCTTCGGTTGTGCTGCACCAGTCGCCGTGCTTACGGCAGAAAGAGGCGCCACAGCTCTGGCACACTGCGAACAACGGCTTACGGCCGTGCCCACTACACCAGCGGCAAGAGCTGTGGCGCCTCATCTGCACCTCCTACTGGGCCAGGTAGTCGCGCAGGGCGGCGATCTGATCTTCTCGGGAGCGGCGTACCGGTACGCCGTAGCTCGTCGCGAGCTTCTTGAGGTCCGCAAGGGACAAGTTCTCCAGGTCTGGCACATCCTCCGGGACGTGCAGCACGCCGGGGGTGGGCTCAGGCGCCGCAGCAGCGGGCTGTGCCACCAGCGGGCTGAGCGCGGCGATGAGCGCCTGCGCCAGGTCCGGGCCGATGTTGCGCAGTGCCGAGGGCATCTCCGCCAGCCGCTCCATCACCTGGACGTTGCGCTCCTGCTGCTGCTGCTGGGTGCGCTTGTCGTTGGACTCGCGGGCCACCACCTCGTCCGGGGTTTCCGGAATCGAGCTGGAGCTGGAGCCCCACAGCGGGTCACCGCGCAGCACGTCCTCGCAGGAGTGGCACGTGAGGCCCCATACCTCTACGGGCTCGCCACCGGGTGCCGGTCGGGTGTGGACTGCGCCACACCCGCCATGCGCGGTGGAGATGGTGATGCTCGCGACATCACTACGGGCGTAAGTGGTCATCGCATCCTCTCAGGATGGTTTGGTTACTCTGGGTTGGTAGCAGTGCCGCAGCGCGGGCACTGGATGTTCCATGCGTTCCACAGCCGGTTGCAGTCCGGGCAGCG